GGAGAAGGTGTTGGAAAATTCCACGCAGACTATTTTGATGATGGTGCCAGTTGGCAAACAGCAGATGCATATTTTCTCGGTCCTCGTATAGGTAATACTACTTCTAATCTAATGCGATTAGACGTTGGTGGAACCACAAAATTTATAATTGACAATGCCGGCAACGTCGGCATCGGGACGACAGACCCTAATCTCAAACTACACGCTATTGTCGCAACTGACGGAAATGATGGTGGAATGCTTTTACAGGGGAGTGGACAAGTAGGAGACTTAACCTCTATATATTTCAAAGGAACAGCTAATGCCGTCTCTGGGGAATATATGAAAGGAGCAATAATCTGGGAAGATAGTGGTACTTCTTCAGCAAGAGGTAAATTACACTTAGCTGTAGATACCGCTGTTGATTCTGGTAGTGCTGGACTCGCTGATGCGAAATTAACTATTGATGATTCTGGCAACGTCGGCATCGGGACAATGAGTCCAGGGGCGAAGTTGGATATTCAGCAAACTACTGGAGTCGCTGGAGATATACTTCATTTGAGAGATACTGTTGATACTTCGGATTTGTATCTTCGTTATAGTGGGGCAGAAAGTTATGAATTTTGGTCTGAAGCAGGAGGGACAGGTTATAATTTTCTGACTTTAAAAGACGGCACCGGCAACGTCGGCATCGGAACAACAAATCCAGGGAAACTACTTGATGTAAACCAAGGTGGAGGCAATATGATAGCTGATGGTTATGACACTCACTCCCTTTCTTGTTACAAAGAAGAAATAACAGAAGTAAAAGATGATTTATTAACTTCTTTTAAAAACCTCAAGATTTTTGACTATAAAAGGCGACCTCATGTGTCAGCAGAGGAACTAAAAGAACTTACTATCGTTGAGTTTGGAGAAGAAAAGTTTGATGAGATTTTCCCAGATGGTTATAGGGATAAGGCTTTAGAGGACTGTAAGGATGGAGAGGTAAAAACCTTCATTGATACCGCCGCTGAAGCATTGAGAGTAGAAAGACGGTTACTCCCTAAATGGCAAACTAAACATTATGGATTAGTGGCAGATGACCAGACAACAGAAGATAGCTTTCCAGAAATAGTAAGTAGAGATGAAGAGGGAAATCCAATGGGAATCTCACTAGATAATCAGATTGGGATGCTTCATGCTGTAGTAAAACAATTACTTATTAGAATTGAAAAGTTAGAAATGGTAGAATAGATACATTATAAAATTAAAAAAAGGGAACCTATGAAATATTTAGTAGAACAAGAAGTATTACAAGCAACTTTAGGATATTTACAAAACCAAAAGTATGCAGAAGTGGCAAAATTGATAACTTTGCTCTCTCAAGCTCAACCTGAAAAGATAATACCTAAAAAAGAAGAAGAAAAAGAAGCAAAGAAGTAGGTATGGTATAATACTATTGGTTTGAAAGAACGCTTACTAACTTATATAAGAAGTTTAGGAGTCGTTGAAACTGTTGATTACGTTGTAGTCGCTAGTTTTAATGACTCCTTTTTTGTTGCCTTGGGGAGAAAGAGTAAAAAATGGAAGATATTGAAAAGTTTATTCCTATTTCTAAAATAGACGAAGATGAACGGATGGTTTATGGATACGCTTCCACACCCGATTTGGATTCTCAAGGGGAAATAGTAGAGATTGACGCTATTAAAAGAGCTTTACCAGAGTATTTAAAATTCCCAACAATTAGAGAAATGCACCAGCCTAAAGCTGTAGGTACAACTAAAACTACTGAAATAGATGGTGGCGGGTTGCGTATCGGAGCAAAGATCGTTGATGATGGGGCATGGGCAAAAGTAAAAGAAGGTGTCTTTAGAGGATTTAGTATAGGCGGGAGAATAAAAGATATGGTTGACAATGTGATAAAGAGCATTGAGCTTACTGAAATATCCATTGTTGATGTTCCTGCTAATAAGAACGCTGTAATAACAGTTTTTAAATCAGATACTAAGAAACCTAGAAACTATCAAGAAGAATATACAAAGATGTTAAAAAGTTACAGAGTGAAATGGAGGTGAGATCATGACAAAAAACAAAAAGGAAATCAAAGACGAAGTAGTTGAGGAAGTAAAAGAGGTTGAGGAAGTAAAAGAGGAAGTAGTCGAAGAAGTAGTTGAGGAAAAACCAGAAGTAGTTGAAGAAAAACCTATAGACGAGCCTGTAAAGGAAGTCGAAGGTGCTCCTGTAGTGGATGAGGCAAAGCAAGTTTCCGATAATCCAGTGGATCTCGCCAAAATTATGGAAAAACTTGATGCGATGGAAGATTCATATACGCAAAAAGTGGAAAAATTTGATTCGTTAACTAAATTAGATAAAGCTATCTCAAAAGTAGTTTCTATACTAGAGAAACATGAGGAGAGATTAGCTAAGGTCGAAAACACTCCTGCGGCTACAAAGACCAAAGGAACGTATTTAGTTGAGAAAGTTCTTGCTGGGAATGAAATCTCAGAAGACAATCCTGCTATCCAAAAGATGCAGGAGGAACTCGATGCTCTTATTAGTATCTCTAAATCAGATCCTAGTAGGTACGGTCGAGAAAACATGTCCTTAAAGGCATTTGACCTTAGAGATAAGATCAAGGCTTCAAAGGCATAATTATTTATTTGAAAGGTTATTAGATGGAATACAGTGAATTAACAAAATCATTGTTAAGTGATTCAGCTTTTCTAGGTCAGTTTAATGCTGAAATAGCAAAAGCAGCTGAAACTATCGCCACAAATACCTTCTCACCAGAAGACAGATCAGTCTTTTCTCCAGAGAATCTGGAAGAAGATGTGAAGTTGATGGTACCAACAGAGACTCCTATAAGGAACAGGCTTCCCAGAAGCAAAGGACTTGGACAGGCTACGGCTTGGAAAAGACTTACTTCTCAGCTTCAAACTGGTTCTGACGGTGTAAGCACAGGTACCAATACTACAATCGTTTTCGCTGATGCAGGTGCTCCAAGTGAGACCTCACAGGATTACGACGTTGTGTCAGCAGCTTATAAACTGCTTGGTAGGAAGATAGAAATGGGCGGGTTGGCAATTGCTGCCTCAGTAGGTGGAATTACCCCTGAAACCAACGCTTTCGAACATAGACAGAGAATCAAGATGATGGAAGTTATGTTAGGTGAGGAAGAACTTATTATCGCTGGAAACACCAGTACAAGTTCGCTTCAGTTTGATGGACTTGGTAAACAAATCACCACAAACTCAGGTACAGCTTCTTTACTAACCGCTTCTGGAATCAATGTTTATAACGAAACGTTATTCAGGAATGGTGCATCACCAACAATGTTAGTAGCAGGTGTAACTCAAACAAGAGCATTAGCAGATGAACTTCAAGGTTCTGGCTCAATTCAAAGAATCGTTGTCGACAACCAAGGCAATGGAATCGGTGGAATGAGACTATCCAAGATAGTTAACTCTATTGATGGATCTCTTATTGATGTGATGACATCCCGATATGTAGGAGGTAACGCCTTCTTGTTAACTGAACGATCCCCTTCAGGGCAAGTTTGGATTGACATGCAGGATTTAATCCCTATGTCTAGGGTGGACGTACCATCCAGCAACTTCAGTACTATTTCCTTCGTTTTAGAAGGTACAGTAATGAGACTTATGGGTGAACCGTTCCAGTATGAAATCGGTGGTCTAGCGATAACTCGCTAAACTCTGATTTTACGGATTCTACTTACCTCGATTAGTGGGGTTCGTTGAAGTAAAAGCTTCTTGTCGGTTGAGTGAGTTCATTCGTTTGGTTTGCTCAACCACAAACGAAAGGCAATAAGTTTAAAGGAAAAAGATGTCACAATATATAACAGTAAGTGATTTTAAAATTCAATATCCTGATGCAGACGTATCGAAATATGCGGATACTACTATTTCAGGGATGATTACAAGGGCTTCAGAAAGAGTTGATTCTTTTGTTGAATACTCTTTTGATTCTGAAACCATAACTGATGAATTAAGTGATGGAAATATAGATGAAGACAGTAACATAGTATTCTTTCCTAGAAAAAGACCTATTATTGATCTAACTGCACTAGCAATAGTAAAGGGTTCAACAACAATAGACATTAATTTAACCGATGGGAGTGATTCAAACATTTATAATATTCCTGAAGCAGGAGATAAAGTTTATATCCCTCTTTCTATAATAACGGTTAATTCAGTCAGCGTGATAAACTTTTACTCTTTAAGAACTACAAACTTTATGTATAAAGCTTCTTATACTTGCGGGTGGGACACTATCCCTTATGAAGTGCAAGATGCTACTGGTCTTTATGTACTAGAACTCATGTCTAAAGGGCAAAACTTGGCTGGAGCGAGCATGGTTAGCCAAGGTGGTATCTCAATATCATATAGAGGTAATTCTAAGGGGAAAAGCGATTTTGTACTAGATGCAGAGAGGCTTCTAACCAGATATAGAAAGGTTTCGGGTTTTTAAATGATTCCAATAATAACGCATAGGGCAGATTTTGAAAGCCTAGCGGAAGACTTAACCAACACAGACAAGGAAA